CACGGCTATGTGGTCGGCGATTATATCTACTTCTCAGGGGTCAACGGGATCGACGAGATCAATGGCCGCTATCTCAAGGTCACGGCGGTCACCGCCAACACCTACACGGTCGCGGTCAACGCCTCGGGCTGGGGCTCGCTCACCGGCAGCACCGGCACCGTCAACCCGGCGCCGCCGCCACCGCCGCCACCGCCGCCACCGCCGCCCCCGCCACCGCCGCCACCGCCACCGCCACCCGATACCGGGGGGACGGGTACCGGCGGCGGCGGTCTCAACGATTATGGCGGCGGCGGCGGGCTTCCCTATCCGCCGCGCGGGGGTGATGGTTACACCTCGAAGTACCCGGAACCCTGATGGGCGCGCAGAAGGTCTACAGGCGGGCAACGCCTTATCCGAAGGAGGCGCTGTTCGCGATCGACGCGGCCCAGACCGCCGATCTCCTCTACACGGTTCACGGCGGCTATCCGCCGCAGAAGCTCGAGCGCTACGGCCACACCGACTGGCGCTGGAGCACGGTCACGTTCGGGCCGATCATCCCGCCGCCGACCGGCATGTCGGTCACGCCGGTCACGCCCAACACCACCGGCGTCCATATGACCAATTACGGCTATGTGATCACCGGCATCAGCGAGAGCGCACCGGTACAGGAGAGCCGCCAGTCGGCCCAGATCGTGGCGACCAACGACCTCAGCCTCGCGGGTAATTACAACCAGATCACCCTGCCCGCGCTGGGGATCTACGACCGCTTCGTCATCTACAAGTTTCAGGGCGGGTCGTACGGCTATATCGGCAACACCAAGCTCGGCACCTTCCACGACGAGAACATCATCCCGGTGATGAGCGAGACCCCGCTCGAGGGCTACAACCCGTTCGTCGGCGCGGGCAACTACCCGACCAGTGTCGGCCTGCACCAGCAGAGGTTGGCGTTCGGCGGCACCTACAATGTCATCAACGGGATCTGGCTGAGCCGATCGGCTGACTTCGAGAACATGGACAAGTCGCGTCCGCTCAGGAGTGACGACAGCATGCTGTTCAGCCTCGTCGCCAACGAGGTCAACGCGATCACCCACCTCGTTTCCCTGAAGGAGCTGGTGGTGCTGACCGGCGACGGGCTGTGGGCGGTCAGCGGCGGCGGTGACAATGCCGCGATCACGCCGTCATCGGTGATGGCGCAGCGCGAGACCGGTCGCGGTGCAGTCCGGGTCAAGCCGCTGCTGGTCGACGAGGTCGTGTTCTACATCACCAGCAAGGGCAGGCTGCTGAGGACATTGGGGTTCAGCTTCGAGATCGACGGCTACAAGAGCGACAATGTCTCGATCTTCGCGCCGCACCTGTTCACCCAGAGCGGCGTCATTCGGATCGCCTATCAGGAAGAGCCGCACGCCTGCGTCTACTGCCTGCGCGACAATGGCACGATCATCGCCCTGACGTGGGAAATCGACCAAGAGGTGTGGGGCTGGTCGCAGTTCGAGATCGATGGTTTCGTCGAGGATATCTGCGTCATCGGCGAGAGTGGATACGATCGCCTCTACGCGATCATCCGGCGCACCATCAACGGCGTCGTCAAGCGCAACCTCGAGCGCATGGCGCTGCCCGGCACAAACCTCAACGCCTGCCACCTCGACTGCTCGGCGACCTTCATTCAGGATCCCGCGATCGCCACCGTCAGCGGTCTCCACCATCTCGAAGGCGCAACTGTCAGTGCAACCTACAACGGCTATGTCAGCCACGGGCTGACGGTCGTCGGCGGCAAGGTCAGCGTTCCCGAGGCGAGCAACCAGATCTCGGTCGGCCTGCGCTACGAAGGCCTGATCGAGACGCTGTCGCCGGTGCTGACGTCGCGCGGCGGGACGATGCACGTCGAGACCCAGCAGGTCACCGACGTCGTCGTCCGGGTGCTCGAGGGCAAGGGGCTGAGCGTCGGCATCACCGGCTACGAGGACAGCTTCGAGCAGCTCTCCGACAACGTCGGCGACAACGTCCTCGATCACCGCGATTACACGATGACCGATTTCATGGTGAACCTGCCCGGCGACTGGAAGGAGAGCAGCACCGTCCTCATTAAGCAGACCGAGCCGTTCCCGGCGCAGGTCGTCGGCGCCTTCCTCGGGCTAAGGGTGGCGCCATGATCGAGGTGGTCATGGCCCGGCGTGCCCACGTCAACCACATCGCCAAGCACATGGCCGCGATCGACAAGCTCGAATGCGGCGTGTTCGGGCACAGCCCCAAGGAGGCGCTGCGCTTCGCCCTGATCACCTCGCTGATTGCGTGGACGGTGATGATCGACGGGCGTCCCGAGGCGATGATGGGCGCCAACACCAAGTCGCTGATCGAGGGGTCGGGCAGGCCGTGGCTGCTGATGACCGACGTCGCCCATCGCCACGCGGTGACCCTGCTCAGGCTTGGCAAGATTTACACCGAGGCGATGCACAGCCAGTATAGCTACCTCCAGAACTGGGTGCATGCCGACAACGACAAGGCGATCCGCTGGCTGTCGCGTCTCGGTTTCGTGGTTGGCGCAGTCGAGGTCATCCGTGGCCAGCCGATGCGTCCCTTCAGCAAGGTGAGGCTCGATGTGTGATCGTTACGCGATAACCTCCCAAGACTGCTGGCAGTGGCAACGTGCGCTGGACAAGGACGGCTATGCAGCGCGGACAACCTTTGGTGGCGTTCGCGCTTCGCCGCATCGTTATTTCTATGAGCAGGCGAACGGGCCGATCCCTGCTGGCTTGGTGATTGATCACCTTTGCAAGAACAGGGCCTGCGTCAATCCAGCGCATCTCGAGGCCGTCACGCCGCGCACCAACATCATGCGCAGCGATAACCATGTGGCCTTGCATCCGGGCAAGACGCATTGCCCGCAGGGCCATTCTTATTCAGGCAGCAACCTGTTCCGCGATCCGCGTGGATGGCGGGGGTGCAAAGCCTGTCGCGCTGAAACCGCTTGGCGGCAGCAGCAAAAGACAAGGAGGGCCTAGTCATTTGCGATCCTGTTACCATCACCGTCGTTGCCCTGACCGTCGCCGCGGGCGCGGTCACGGCCTATGGTCAGGTCTACCAAGGGCAGGCCGCCAGCGCCGCGGCCAAGCACGAGGCGGCGATCGCCGATCGCAACGTCAAGCTGACCGAGGCGCAGAAGGCCGACGCGGCCAAGCGCGGCGAGCGCGAGCAGCTCAACCACTGGCGCCGGGTGTCGCAGCTGATGGGTGACCAGCGCGCCCAGTTCGCAGCCAACAACCTCGATGTCAGCTTCGGCACGCCGGGCGAGGTGGTCGACAACACCATGCTGCTGGGGATGGAGGACAGCCTGCTCTTGGCGACCAACACCAAGAAGGAAATCGAAGGGCTCGACATCGAGGGGGCCAATTACAAGGAGAGCTCGGTCGCTGCCCGGGCGCGCGGCAAGGCTGCCTTGGCGGCAGGCAAGATCGGCGCGGTCGGGACCATGCTCGGCACTGAAGCGCAGGCCATGGGCAGTGTGTCCAACGCCGGTTATGGCGGGGCCAAGAGCGGCGGCAGCGTCAGCAGCAGCGCTGGTTTTACCGACACCCGCATGCCGTCTTACGGTAACCCCTATGGAGGCCCGTGATGGCTATTCAACGCGCCACCGAGAATACCGTCCGCGAGGCACCGATGTCGGGCGCCCGGCTGCAGTCGGCCAACTTCGATGCGGGCGAGATCTACGGTCGCGCGCTCGAGGGTTTTGGCCACCAGCTCGGCAAGGTTGTCGAGGAGACCGACAAGGTCGTCCTGCAATATGACACCGCCGCGGCCAAGAACGCCGACACGCAGGACGCGGTCGAGCTGGCGCGGATCCGCGCCGAGGCGCTGAACGCGAAGGGCATCGACGCCGAGACCGCGACCGAGCGCGCGATCGTCGAGGCCAACGAGGTCAAGGCGCGGCGGATGGAGACACTGAAAGGGCGCCGCGGCCAGATCTATTCCGAGAACATGGACCAGCGCTTGGCGACCTTCTCGGGCCAGATGGTCGAGCACGGGATCCAGCAGGCTGACGTCGCCGCGCGCGGCGCCGCGCTGGCGCGATCGGACATGAGCCTCAAGCTGGCGATCGACGGCCACTCAGATCCCGACATCTACAAGAACAACATGGACCTTGCCCACGCGGAGTTCCGCGAGGGCAACCGCGGCGCGAGCGAGGACCAGCTCACGGCCAAGTGGCGCGAGGTCACCTCGCGCGCCCATGTCAGCATCGTCGGTATGATCATGCAGCAGGATCCCTTGGATCCTAATCCGCACAAGGCGCTCGACTGGCTCGACGCGCACAAGGGCGAGATCCTGCCCGAGCACCACACCGAGATCATGAAGTCGCTCAATCCTTTGCTCAAGCAGGACATGGTGACATCCGAGTTCGCGCGATCGCAGGCGATGGGTGGCGTCCTCGAGGGCGGCGGCGACTACAGCGTCGAGGGCGGTATCACCGCGCCGAAAGACCCGCTTGCACGCGAGGACACCGCCGGGGTCGCCGGTGCGTCGACCGCGCCGGGCGAGACCCCCGCCGGGCTGGATCCGAAGAAGCCGGTGGCGTCGGCGACCGGGGCCAAGCCGACGGTGCACAAGCCCGCCGAGCCGTACAAGAACAGCGGGCAGCTGTTCGACGCCGTGCTCGGCAAAGGCCAGTATCGGGTCGGCAGCGCTTATGGTTCGCCGCGACCGGGCGGCAAGACCCCCAAGGGCACCGACCTGCCTGCCCGCGCGGGCACAACCATCCCCCCGCCGATGCCGGGCACGGTGATCGAGAAGGGGTTCGACAAGCTGGAGGAGGCCGGTGGCCACGGCGGCGGCTTCTTTGTGCGGGTCAAGCGCCCCAACGGTACCGTCACCGGCTATGCCCACATGGGCGGCGAGAGCGCGTTCAAGGTCGGCGACAAGGTCGACAAGGACGACATCATCGGCGTGGTCGGATCCAGCGGCAGGTCGAGCGGGCCGCACCTTCACTTCACGGTGCGCGACGCCGCGGGCAGCAAGGTCAATCCGCAGACCGCCGGGGTGACCGCGATGGCCGGTACCGCGATGGCCGACAGCGACGGGCCACCGCTCAGGGATCCGGCCAAGACCTCGTGGAAGGAGGGCGATCTCGTCCTCATGTCGACCGAGAAGGACACGCTTGGCGGCTACATCGGGCGGATCAACCTCGTCGCCCAGAAGGAGGGCTGGTCGCAGAACAAGTACGACCTGATCATTGGCGAGGCGAAGACCCGCGCGGGGCTCAACGACCAGATGTACAAGCAGGCCGAGGACCAGCTGTGGGAGCGGGTGTCGGCCAACATCGCGGCGATGGATAAC